TTCGGATACTTTTTACAATATTAGTGTCAAGTCTACAGATAATACGTTAACTTTTTTAATTGAATTTGTTGATGGCCCGGGTGCTACAGGCCCTAGTGGATCAGTTGATGAAAACGTATCGGGCGTTATTTCAAGTACAATTGGTCAATTTAGAGCAACTGGCTCATATGTCTCGGTATTATCACCGTCGTTTTCAAACGTTAGTGCTCTTAGTACTTAATGCAATAAATACACTGTCATAGGAGACTCTAAATGCCTGTAAGTGTTGGCGGAATAATATCAGCAACTAATTACAACAATATTAGATCTACACTTTCTACAGTGTATAATACAACCTATGGACAAACTTTGAGATCGTCTCCGGTAGTTGCTACATCGAGTAAAATTACATCGCAGCAGATGCTAGAACTTTACCTTGACGCACAAGGGTGTCACGTTCACCAACAAGGATCAGTATCTACTCTTATTAGTGTTCCGGCCGCTGGCCAGACAGTTGGCGCTAACACTTCCCAAACATTTAATCAATCCACTGGCGCAAAGACAACTCCTGCTAGTGGCGCCACCTCGGGCGTAAACGATTACGATCAATTAATTATTAATATCAGTAATTTTAATGGATCCGCGTCTGGATGGCCCGACAGCAGTTTTTCAGTTGGCACTGCTACATCTAGCGCAAGAACAGCATCGTGGGGCGGCAATTCTCAGATACAAAGTATATATCATGTAGTTACTTTTACATTTTCTGATCTTGCTAACCGAGATCTTTATTTTAACACTGGCGCCGAAGTAAGATTTTCTACAAGCTTAACAGGAGGAAGTGGATCAAAATACACTGATTGGGCCGGCATGTTGGCTGCAATAGGAACTATAAAATTTGACAAATATCGCCTGACTGCTAATTCTGGAACAACTTCTAGCATCGGATACGACGCGTTAACTTCGGCTTATCAGCAGCTTTATCTCAAGGCAGGATCCGGTGTCTACACCGACAATGATTATACAATCGAAGGACGTATTGTCAACGACACTGTTTTAAGATTTAGAATTTCTCTCAACGACGGCGACTCGAACAACATAGATGAATCAGTTTCGGGAACAGTCGTTAATAATGCCAACACATTTAGACCCGATAGTAGCTTTGTTTATGACACTGTATCATATACCGCAGTTAGTGTTCCTGCTCCGACTATTGCAACAGTCATTAGCATGGCATCGAATAACTCTTCGGCACCGGCATAAAACAATTGACATAATATAAAAACTGTTGTATTATTGTATAGTATAACAAGGAATTTTCAATGGATGATAGATTAAAAGACGCACTCGATTTTAGCAACTATATGATTACACTTAGTAACCAAAAACGTCTATTAAGAGAGCAATATCATAATGATATTATTTACTATCATAACGGTGGAGAATTTACATTAACTCAGTCGTTAATTAGTTTCTGCAGTCTACTGGTAACAACCAACCTTACTGAATCGGTGCTAATAGATGATAACTCGACTCCTATTCATATTAGTGATATGTCAGCATTTGTAAATACTGCTTTGGCAGAGTACACCAAGGCAGGCAACAAGTATTTGGCAGGGTTTGCCAAGTTAAAAACTAATCGCACAGTTGAAGGTATCATTCGGTAATGACAAAAGGCGCGCTACTAATAGCACGTAACAACAGCGAAGTTAACTATATCAAGCAAGCTGTCTTTTGTGCAAACCGAATTATAAAATATCAAGGAATTCCTGTAAGCATTATTACAGATAACGTCGATTATCTTATAAGCATGCATCCAGACCATCCTTTTGATAACGTTATCGAGATTGCAGAAAAAACCAATGATACATATAAAAAATATCATGACGGATCATGGACTAAAAAAAGCCTGCAGTTTAAGAATGTAGGACGTAGTGAAGCATACAATCTTACTCCGTATGACGAAACAATTTTATTAGACACTGACTTTATAGTATCATCGGATATATTAAATCGTTGCTTTGACCAAACTCATGACTTATTAATGTATAGTAAAAATACATTTGAGTTTTCTGGATGGAGAGATTTGTCAGAGTTTAAGTTTATAAGCGATACTGGGCCAGACTTTTATTGGGCAACTTGTGTATTTTTTAGAAAAAATGCAGCAAATCAAACATTCTTTAATTTAATTAACCACATACAGGAAAATTGGAGTCATTATCGAAACGTTTATCGAATTGTGTCAAGCGTTTTTCGAAATGACTTTGCATTTAGCATTGCAGTACATATAATGAACGGGCACATGAAAGGCAACTTTGTTAACCCTATGCCCGGAACCAAATACTTTATTACAGACCGAGATCATGTATCTGCAATTTTAGATGACAAATTTATTTTTCTAATTGAAAAACAAGGGTCGGCAGATTGCTTTGCTGTACAATCAACAGGCAGCAATGTTCATATCATGAACAAGTTTAGTCTTAACAGGATTATTGACAATGACAATTAACTTTACATTACTTGCACAAAATAGTTCAGATGACTACGTTAAACAGGCATACCTGTGCGCATTAAGCATACGTGCAACTAACCCAGATTCTAAAATAGCATTAATAACAAACAACAAATGTAAATATGATATTTTTGACGATGTAATTAAAATTCCGTGGGGAGATGCAGCATCTAATTCGGAATGGAAAATTGAAAATCGTTGGAAAATATATCATGCCACTCCTTACGATAGAACGATTGTATTAGATACAGACATGTTGGTATTAGATAATATCAAACACTGGTGGAACTTCTTACAAACAAAGAAAGTATTTTACACAACTAATGTGTTAACATACAGGGGTACTCCGATGACAAGTCTGTACTACAGAAAGTCGTTTGTTGACAATAATCTTTCAAGCTTGTACAGCGGATTTCATTATTTTGAGAAGGGCAGCGAAGCACAATTATTTTATCATTGGCTCGATCTTGTCATGCAAAATTGGGAGGTGTTTTATGAACAACACGCAACTGGGAAAATTATACAAAAGTTTCCGAGCATAGATGTAAGTGCTGCTATTGTTACTAAAATTCTCGGATGGGAACACACTGTTACTAGTCCGTCTATTTACCCAAATTTTGTGCATATGAAAGCACATGCACAGGACTGGACAACACCAACTGACAAATGGGAAGATAATGCTAACGTGTCATTTAATACTGATCTTAATTTAAAAATTGGAAATTATCAACAGCAAGGAATTTTCCACTATACTGAAAAAAGTTTTGCAAGCGACAAAATAATAAAAATTTACGAAAAATATTTAGGAATTTAAATGGAAGATCTAGTCTATGTGCCTACAAAGCGATTTGTATACTTCAATGATGCCGGCGACCTATTAAGCATTAGCAACACTCGTAGTGAGGAAGGCAACTTTATTGAAGTAGCCCATGCCAACGTTATAAACTTAGTCAGTGGAAAAGAGCATCTACATCAATATTGGGTAATCTTTGATACTATTACTAAAACTTACAGGTTAGAACATCGCAGCATCACAGAAACACTATCAATTGACGTTAATAGTCAAATACATTATATTGAACGGGGGCTCGTTCCGTCTGTAGATTTAAAAATAATTCAAGACATTCCACAAGCAGAATGGGTGCTGCAGATAAACAACGCAGTTAGCAACAACTTTAATAAAAAAAATGTGTCTGTTGATGCTACATTAATGTTTAGTATTACTCGATATAACGACCTACATTGTCTAGAGAAAGTAATTAGCATTCAGTTAGCCGACTTAATACACAGCAAATGTGTTAAAATTCCGTTTGATAGTCAAATTGAACTGGATCCAGAAGCATTAAGTGTATATACTATAAAGCGATTTCATTCGTATCACCATGAGGTAATTAATGAGTAACAAATTTAAGATATTGGACCACGACACTATTTATTTGTCGTATGATGAACCAAACGCAGAAAAAAACTATGTAGATTTGTGTAAAAAGATTCCGTGGGCAAAGCGAGTGCATGGAGTGGAGGGGTCTGATGCTGCACATAAAGCCTGCGCAGAATTAAGTGAAACTGACCGGTTTATTACAGTTGATGGCGATAACATAATAGATCCTGCATTTCTTTCAAAAGAGTTTGACTTGGACGCACACAAAGATTTAAGTCAGTGTGTGATTAGTTGGACAGCCAAAAATCATATCAACGGATTAACGTACGGCAATGGCGGCCTCAAATGTTGGCCCAGGGATTATGTGCTTAACATGCGTACACACGAAAATGCACCTGCTGACAATCCTTATGCACAAGTTGATTTCTGTTGGGACGTTGAATATATACAAATGAACGGATGTTACAGTGAAATCTTTAATAATGCAAGCCCTCAGCAAGCATGGCGCGCTGGATTCCGAGAAGGTGTAAAGATGGCGCTTGACCGTGGTGTAAAACCAACATTAGAAGCATTTCAAAAGAATCACTGGAAAAATATGCACAGATTATACATATGGCTAATGACTGGCGCAGATGTAACAAATGGACTGTGGGCAATCTACGGTGCAAGAGAAGGACTATACAATACCATGTGTACAGATTGGGATTATATACAAGTCCGCGACTTTAAATATCTGAATGACTACTGGGCCAGATCACCCAGCCAATGCAATGAAGATCAGTTAATGAATTACACAAAAGCGATGGGCCGGATGTTAATTGATGAGCTCGGCCTTCCGATATCTGTAGATCCGCTGTCCTCGTCTCAGAGCAAGTTTTTTAAAACAGTATACCAAAATCCTGCTCGTATGGCAGGACAGCAATTCGTAGACAGAGAGAACTAAGTTAGTCTGATGAGAATTGAATATATGCTTACTCTAGTTGACTCCCTTTTTCCTACATTGGAAACGTCACAAGATACTATTTCGCAATTAATAGATAAGCATATACACCTTGATAACACTGTTTTTAATATAGTGTTTACTGGCCATGAAACCACAGAATGGGACGATTTTTTATCATTGTGCAAATATCTTAAAGAAAAGTACACTTGCACAATAGAAATCAATACAGCCGCCGCACCTGGTGTAATATGGTGGTCAGCCGCAGCTCGTGTGCTAGACACAATTACTATAAGTGCGTATCACGAAACTTTAAAAAGAATAAAAACACGAAAGTTAGCCGACTATCTTTATGATTTAGGAGTTAACATCACGCTTAATATGTTTATAGATCCACAAGAATTTGAAAAATGCACTGACATTGTTGATTACTTAAAAGAAGGACAACGAAACTGGACTATTGTAGTAAAGCCGATATTAACTAATGGTGTATTTTTATATGAAGAAAAACAGCAAGCCTACTTTGATAATCCAGTTAAACAACCGATTGAGGAATAATTATATATGTTTGACATAATTGTTATACAGCCATCTACATTTAAAAATACAAGCCAGCTTAACATTGTTCAGCGGTATCCTTTTGTTAAGCATGCTGCTTCGTTAACAGAAGCGCAACAAATATCGTTGACAGAGTTTTTCTGGATAGTTCCTGATGACGTAATCGTAAATGACGATTTTGAATTTGACTATATTCCAGACGAATGGAGTCAAAATTACATTCATATATTTAAAAATGGTAAAGAGTTGTACGACGGAATTGCACTTATTCCAAAAACGGCTATGCTAATTGAGAAACAACAGCAATTTCTTCATAACACAAAAGCTGTCGACATCGTTGCATCTATTCCCAGGCCGTATGACATATTTAACATCGACACCTTTGCAGAATACACTGAGGCATTAAAGTCTAGTACAACTGAAATGTTCTGGATGAGTTCGGCAAATATTGAAGTTGATTTAGATTTAATAAATAATTTTTATATACCTCATACTAATGAAGATTTACGCAAACACGCTCATGCATTTTTACATCGTGCAAACGATCAACTACGGTATAACGGATTATCTTTATGCAGTAAACACTCTCTGCTTTCAAAATGCGAAGTAGAATATAGATTTCCGGCCAAGCGAGTTGAGTATGACATTGTGGCAAGTTACCCAAAGATGTATGATGTATTCTACATCGACACCTTTGCAGAATACACCAAGGCATTAAAGTCTAGTACAACTGAAATGTTCTGGACAGTGCCTAATGACGTAGTTGTTGCCAATGACTTTGAGTTTGACACACATTTTACACTCGATAACACATACGATAAAAAGATAAATCATGTGTATCTAAACAACACAACCTATGACGGAGTGGTGTTGTGTAGTAAAGCTTCGAAGATCAGTAAAAAAGAATTTGAAACGAAATTAATTAGTAATAAAAAACAAGTACAAATAGTTGCATCTATGCCACGTCCGTACGACATTGTGTTTATAAGCTACGAAGAACCTAATGCTGATAAAAATTATCAAGACTTATTAAAACTTGCGCCGCGTGCCAACCGAGTTCATGGCGTAAAAGGAATTCACAATGCACATATAGCAGCGGCTAAACTTTGTAAATCTAAAATGTTTTGGGCAGTTGACGCGGACGCAATTATTGTTGATAATTTTACATTTGATTTACAAGTACCTGACGCTGACCTGGGTAGTGTGCATGTTTGGCGAAGTCAAAACCCCGTCAACGAGCTTGTTTACGGCTACGGCGGCCTCAAGTTGCTACCCAGGCAGCTTACAGAAAATATGGACACTAGTAAAACAGATATGACTACTAGCATTAGCAGTCAATTTAAACTAATGCCCGATATTAGTAACATTACAGAATTTAATACAGATCCTTACAGTACTTGGAAAAGTGCATTTAGAGAATGTGTTAAGTTGTCATCTAAACTTATTGATAGACAGAAAGATGACGAAACACAAGAACGACTGACTACTTGGTGTACAATTGGAATTAACAAACCATTTGGAAAATATGCATTAGCTGGCGCAACTGCTGGCAAGGTGTACGGCAAGGTAAATCAAGGAAACTTCGCTGCACTAAAAAAGATAAATAACTTTGAATGGTTAAAGGAACAATATGACAACAGTTAATATACTAAACGGACTTGATTACCTATACCCTGATAATGCAATATTATCTCAGGTAAAAAATACATTAACTAAATTTCCTGAAACTGAGGTTGCATTTTCGGATGCACTTAGTCTAGGCCAATTACAAAGTAAGCTATGGTTAATACAAAACTTACCCGATGAGTTAGGTACGGTATTTATTTGTGCAGGATGGTACGGTACACTGGCTGCATTGATGTTTGAACGAGCTAATGACAAGTTTGATAAAATTCGAAGTTTTGATATAGATCCTAAATGTGCTGTTATTGCAGATAATATTAATCGCCCGCAAGTAATGGACGGCTGGCAATTTAAAGCAAGTACGCTGGATATTATGCTCTTGGATTATCCTACTGTCTATACTACCTATCGTGCTAATGGTACTAGCTTAGACTTAACAGAAATACCGAATACAATTATTAACACCAGTTGCGAACATATAGAAAACTTTGAACAGTGGTACGATAACATTCCACTCGGTACATTGGTTATTCTACAAAGTAATAACTATTATGAAATAGACGAGCACGTTAATTGTGTTAACAACGTTGACGATTTTAGCGGATCGGCACCTATGTCGGTACTACTATATTCTGGTAAATTAGAATTACCTAAGTATACGAGGTTTATGTTAATTGGATATAAGTAATTTAACCCTAAGACAACTTCAAACCGAAAGTGCAAAAGCCCTTGCTACAATGCAAGCAACTAACAACAATATCTGGCAATTCAACAAACAAGCACATCATAATAGTCAAAATTGGTACAAGGCTGTTATAAATTGGTATATAGAACAACACGGAGACTTGCCTAGCAAGACAGGTCCTGGAAAAGATATAAAACTAGTAATGGAAGATTAATGTACAAATATGAAAATATAAGAACAATACATTTAGAAAACACACAGAACTGTCAGGCAGCGTGTCCTATGTGCGACCGTAACCAAAATGGCGGGGATGTTAATCCACATATTGATTTAAGCGAACTTACATTAGCTGATATTAAAGTTATGTTTACACCTGACTTTATTAAGCAACTTAAAACATTGTATATGTGTGGCAACTTAGGCGACCCGATTATTGCTCGCGACACATTAGCAATCTTTGAATACTTTCGCAGCCACAACGAAAAAATGTGGCTGAGCATGAACACAAATGCTGGAGCCAAAAGTGCAGAATGGTGGAAAAAACTTGCTAACGTATATGGAAGAATGGGAGCAGTCATTTTTAGCGTGGACGGACTCAAGGATACCAATCACTTATACAGGCAGAACGTTGTCTGGGCCAATGTAGAACGATCTATGAAGGCGTTTATTGCAGCCGGCGGCAGAGCTAGGTGGGACTTCTTAATTTTTGAACACAATCAGCACCAGGTAGAAGAAGCCGAAGAACTAAGCAAGCAAATGGGGTTCGAACGTTTTGTAGCCAAAAAAACAGGCCGGTTTATGACCACTGCAACAGAGAAAAAGGAATCGCACCAAGCAGTCAACAAAAAAGGTGAAGACACCGCAAAACTTAAAAAACCAGATGCAAAGTACCAAAATTCAGCTCTTAAAAAGCAAGACGTCATCATTGACAAATACGGCAGCATGGATGCATACTATGACGCTGCACCTATTAAGTGCAAAGTAAAGGACGAAGGAAACTTGTTCATTACAGCCGAGGGACTAGCAATGCCTTGTTGCTGGACTGCTGGCAGAATGTACAAGTGGTGGCACAAAGATCCTAAAGTAGAACAAATATGGGACTTTATTGATGACGCCGGCGGGAAAGATGCAGTTAATGCTAAGATACACGGATTAAAAGCAGTGTTTGATACTGGTATATTTGAAAATATAGAAGCAAGCTGGAATAAACCTAGTGTTGGCGAAGGAAAACTAAAGGTGTGCGGTATGAAGTGCGGCGCCGAGTTTGATCCATTTGCAGCACAGTTTAGGTAAGTATTATTATGACACAGATTCCTTTATATTACAGAACTGATTTGCCCGAAGACAAACAAGAGTTTAAATATTGCTGTGGCCTCCCCCAAAAATATTTAGATCATCGCTATTTTATCATAGGACACAACACACCCGATGCATACTTTGGTTTATTTGGGCCGCCGTTCACCGTTGTGTTTAGAGATAAAGTAGAAAGCGATAGTTTATACTATTTTCCGTTTCTGCCATCGCTTACTTCTGTTGAAGAAGTGATAGACGAAGTAATTATTCCAGACTCTGTTGTTAGCGATATTAAAGCCAACCGCTGCAAAATCCTAGTCTACAATTCTTACGAAGGGTGGGACTGGAATTGGTGGAAATCGTTAGTTGCTCCTTTTATAAAACGGTATGATATTAGTTTAGATAACTTTGTATTTGTTTGTGCAAATCTAGCAGAAGCCCCTGGCATGAAAACAGCGTATCATAATTTTTGGGAGTACCAAACTAAATTTAAAAATACAAAGTGGTTAATACAGCATGGAAGTTTGGGAATTTCTCAAAAAAAGCATCGCGCAAAAAAGTTTATTTGTTTAAACCGTCGCCCCCATGCAGGCAGATTTGCAGGAGTAACATTGCTATACCCTCATATTGATAGAGGATATTTATCAATGGGGAAACGCAGTGATACAGCAGCTGGTTATTTTGATATCCAAGAAGCTCTTTTCCAACAAGAATCTCCAAAAATTTATAAAAAGTACATACAGTCTAGTATAAAAGAAAACATACCTCTTAAAATTAATGATAATGTAAATCCTGAAATAGATAACCCAGTTGCAGATTGGGCCACAGATAAATTTTATGATTCATTTCTCCACATATGTCCTGAAACTTACCAGTACGATACACCTGGCAGAATGTTTTTTAGCGAAAAAATATTTAAGCCTGTTATGTATATGCAGCCTTTTGTAATATTAGGTGAACCAAATTCGTTAAGCACGTTACGTAGCATGGGGTATAAAACATTTAATAGTGTGTTAGATGAGAGTTACGACAGTAAAATAGATAACACACAGCGAATTGCCAGTGCAATAGATTCCGCAGTTAAATTTTTTAATAGGCCTGACGACGAATTACACAACGATATGATTAAGATCAAAAGTATACTTGTACACAATCTTGCAATACTGAGTTACCGATCACACATGATGGACACTGTACTGCAAGATGCCTTATATAAATACTTGCATGAATAGAATAATAACAGTTGGATGCTCTTATACATATGGCCACGGGTTATCTGATTGTATAGACAGTAAGAGTAATGGTCCTGGGCCTTATCCTAGTAAGTTAGGGTATGCTCAGATTGTAGCCGATCACTTAGGGAGATCTCTGATTAATTTAGCACAATGCGGCATAGGTGATAAACAAATTATGAATATAGTGGATAATATTTTATTTGACCCGGATGACATTTGCCTAATACAGTGGAGTCATAATGACCGTCACTGCATTATAAACAAACAAGAAACTGTTGCGTTCGGCCCATGGATGGATAATAAAATAACTAAAACGTATTATAAAAGTATACACAACGAGAATGACGCAACTGTTATGCGTGATGTATACATTAATTATATCAACTTAAAGTTGCAGTCTCTTGGAATTGTTACATATAACACATTGCCAATTAACGCACACCTGTGTGATTTGAATATTAATCAGTCAGTTAAAATGTCCAGTAAAAACTTACAATATTTTAGAGTTGACCGTGCACTAGACAATAGTCACCCGGGTGAAAAAAGCAATCAACTTTTTGCAGAATACTTGATAGAGGAGTACTTTAAATGAAAATAGGATTTATCGGAATTGGCAAATTAGGAATGCCGTGTGCTGAAGCTATAGCAGACGGTGGACACAATGTAGTAGGATATGACATTGCTGAATGCACTTCCGAAGTAGTAACAATAGCAAACTCGATTAAAGAATGTGTAAAAGACAAAGACATTGTGTTCATTGCAGTGCCAACACCACACGATCCAGAGTATGATGGCAGAGCACCAACAGCACACCTTGCACCCAAAGACTTCAACTATGACATTGTCAAATCGGTGATAGCAGAAGCCAACAAGCACATGACAAAAGACCAATTACTGGTATTGATCAGCACAGTGTTACCGGGCACCACGCGCAGAGAATTTATCCCTATTGTTACCAACACTAGGTTCATATACAATCCATACCTTATTGCAATGGGCAGTGTAGCATGGGACATGGTCAATCCAGAGATGGTAATGATCGGCACAGAAGATGGGTCGAAGACCGGAGACGCCAAAATGTTAGTTGACTTTTATAAAACCATTATGCAGAATGATCCACGTTATGAAATTGGTACATGGGACGAGTGCGAGTGCATTAAGGTTTTCTATAATACTATGATTAGTGCAAAGATTGGCATTGTCAACATGATTCAAGACGTAGCAGAAGCACAAGGCAACATCAACGTAGATATTGTAACAGAAGCCTTGGCCAAGTCAACCATGCGCATTACAGGCCCGCAGTATATGACTGCTGGTATGGGCGACGGGGGCGGTTGCCATCCCCGTGATAACATTGCATTGCGCTACATGGCAGAAAAGTTAAATCTAGGGTATGATATGTTTGACGCTATCATGAACGCACGTGACATACAAGCTAAGAATATTGCCAAACAGTTAGTGTTCCAAAGTAAATTCTACAATATGGATATTGTAATACACGGCAAGTCATACAAACCTGGTGTGTCTTATATTGACGGTAGTTACAGTTTATTAGTGGGGCATTTTTGTGAACAGTTAGGAGTTACTCCGATATACGCCGACCCACTAACTGGTGACGATTACACGCCGATTATGCCTTGTGTATTTTTGATGGCACACAATGCTGCTGCTACTTACAAATACTTGGGTATACCACAAACTGAAAAAATGTATTGTTTAATACCCGATGACAGTATTGTAGTCGATCCGTGGCGCACGTATGTAAACCCAGATGTTACGGTGATCCATTACGGCAACACTAGACAAATACAGTAATAAGTGTTAAAATAAACAAGTGTTACTTATGAGACACTAATAGAAGAATATATATTATAAATGATTATTAATTTAACCAACAATACTAACAGTATAGATCCGTACCCATGGGCAAATTTCCACAGAATTGTTCCTGACCAGTTATGGAAAAATGTTACAGAAGAAGCACAACATTATCCTTATTTTAAGATTGAAAAAGATCGCACCAGCAATCCTAATCGTATTTGGTTAAATCAACAATCTGGTATTTTAAGTGGTATTGCTGCGGATTTTGATCGGCTGGATGTCAAGCGTGAAATGTCACATTTGTTGCGTTGTGATGTTACAAGTGCTCGCACTAGAGTTGAACTTTGCATGGACAATGCAGGCAGTTGGCTGGAAGAGCACACTGATGATTCTGCAAAGTTAACAACTATGCAACTTTATCTGTCAGACTTAGGAAGTAGCACACGGTTTGGCAAAAGCCCCACGCAGGTGAGTGCAAACTCTGCATGGGCGTTTAATAACAAAACACAACCGGCACACAGTCTGCCAATATTAAAGTACAATCGTGTGAGTATCATTATCAATTATGTAAATGACCTTTGGCGTGATGACAGCGTGTTATTCTAACATGCTGAATGACAGAAGCGGTCTGGTTAGAATTGATCCCGGCGTAGATAACCTATTTGAAAACTACAACTTTACGTTAGTGACACATTGGCCCGTAAGCAATTTACCTGTGCAACGGTGTGGTGACAAAAAATACATTCCTGATGACACGATACTTGATTATTATCGTAATTTAGACTATCGCATGATAAATCATACGGATTATTCGAGCAAAGTCATTGGAGGAATGGTTCGATTGAGTTGTTGGATGGTTACTAGTTTGTGTGAATCTGGAGTACGTTCACCTATAAATATGTTCGTAGACTATCGTGGCCAGGCTTCGCTGCATCCTGGCAAGAAACGATATATAGTTGCCAATTATTTAGGATTAGATACTGTACCTGTAATGGTACAACAATTTAAAACACAGCCACGAATTGCAGGCAGGCCCATATACAACACTACCCAATTAGTCAACGCATATGACAACAATGTTAGCATAAAAGTAAATTATAAAAAGAAGTTAGAATGTTCGTGGCACGGCGCCACCAATCATCGTGATAAAAATGGATATGATGACTGGTGGAAAACTTCTAACCTTGCTATTAACAAAAATAATAAAATTCTAGATTATGTCCTCCAACATGGCCTGCATATAAATTGTGCATCCCAGTTGCATTCTACTTCGGCTCAAAATGGTATTTTTAACACACATGTTAACCATAATGCAACTGATCACGATTTTTATCTAGAAGTTGATAATACAATCATGTTAGAGAAAGACCTGTGGCAATTATACTTTCACTTTGATCCTAGAGTAGGTGTAAAATCGTGTTCCTATACAGGCATAAAAATTATAAACAACCTTGGCGATCCTGCTTGGACAATGCAAGTTAATCTTGCAAATACTTTGAATCGAGTGTGGATTCCGTGTCCTAAAGACAGTGCTACATGATTACCGTAACACCGCTCACTAACTATGGTCAGTTTGTAGAGCTCACTAATATGTTTGATAGTGCGAATAATACTACTACTTACATTGCAAAAATGAGTTTGCTTACAGTTAATCAGACCTTTCTTCAACGAGATATGCATGATGCACTTAATAGAGAAGTTGCGCGAACATTTAATAAAACCTCAGTAGTACTTAGTAACGACACCACTATAATAGTGGATGATAGGAAGATACTATACACATGTTATCATATTGTAAAAGATATAAACAACGGCATTGGCATTCTTCATCCTATCTCAATACACTACTTTGACAAAAATGCAGGAATGCACCCTGGCAATACTCGATTACATTTTATGTATCAATATCACAATGAAATTGACATAATTATAACTGACTACACAGGTAACTTGCTAATTGATAACAATCAAATAAAATTTAACTCAGTTGCTAACAGTTTCTTTAATATAGATGAATTATCATTCTTGACTAATGTAGCAGATAAAACAGGCCCTAGGAGCATATATAACGCCTCTTGCAGGGTCACTCCGTATAAAGAGTGCATACATACGTCTACTGCAAATGCATGGGGACTAACGGGCTATCCTACTCCGGTACTACAATACGAATTAAAGAATAACGCAGTGTACGTGAATGGAGACAAGATTCTATATAGTCAAGATGACAAATGGTGGCTTAACATCTAACTAAATAGCAAGCGGAGAACAACTATCAATGACAGATAAAAAATTACCAAGTAAAACATTTTGCTTATTACCGTGGGTCCATCTTAGCACAAGGCACAGCATACTCGCATAAATAAGTGTATGTATTATTTAGTATATAAAACAACAAATATAGTTAACGGAAAGAAATATATCGGGATGCACCAAACTAAGAATATAGCAGATGGTTATCTTGGGAGCGGAACCGCATTAAATCATGCAATAAAGAAACATGGTCGAGATAATTTTCAGAGGATTATATTATACTATGCTATAGATTTTGACGATATGGTCTGTAAAGAAAAAGAATTAATTACTGAAAAAATTGTGCTATCAGATGATTATTATAATTTGCGTATTGGTGGCCAAGGCGGGCAACTAACAGAAGATATTAAGAAAAAAATTGGAAAGAAGTCAAAAAAATGGTGGAGCAAAAAATCACCAGAGGAAAGAACAGCGCATATTAAAAATATGCAACGTAATTATACGACTGACTATAGACGAAAATTGACGACCGGAGAAAGTAACGGAATGTACGGTAAAACACCTTCCGCTACTACTAAAACTCTATTACGAGAAAAGAGTGCGAAAAAAGATCACACAGTATTAGAATGGCACCACAACGACGGTCGTGTTTTTATAGGTACAATGGTTGATTTTTATACGTCCCATAAATTGTGTAGGGCCTGGACTTCAAGAGTTCGTCGAGGAATAAAACACACAATAAAAGGATGGAAATTTGTCAAAGAACTCACATAAAAAATTACCCAGCGAAACATTTTGTATATTGCCTTGGATGCATTTATCTACCCGCCCTGACGGAAGTCTCAGAGTTTGTTGCACAGCCAATGCCAGTAGTGTTGGCCCAACTAACGATAAAGAACACGGCGGCCAAGTTGGTATTCTTAAGACAGACGACGGTAAGCCCAACAATCTAAATGTAAGCGATTTCCAAACGGCATGGAACAGTAATTACATGAAGAATGTTCGTAAGCAGATGCTAGCAGGCGAAAAGCCTCCTAGTTGTTTAAAATGCTTCAAAGAAGAAGCAGCTGGTCATCGCAGCAAACGTCAATGGGAAACTGACTATTGGCGCAAGCGCGTGGACCTTGATAAGATATTAGCAGATACTACAGAGGATGGAGAAGTTCCTCCAAACCTTGCATACATTGATCTACGATTTGGAACCAAGTGCCAGCTTGCTTGTGTAATGTGCAGTCCTCATGACAGCAGCGGATGGATTAAGGACTACAAAAAGATATTTCCAGCAGTTGAAAACGAAAGTCTCAAAGAGATTATGCAATGGCAAGACAAGGGCAGCACCAACGGATCTAGTTACAACTGGCACAAGCAAAATCCGACATTTTGGACACAGTTTTACGAACAAATGCCAACTATGCAACAAATTTATTTTGCTGGCGGCGAAAGCTTAATCATTGAGGAACATTATGAAATACTTGAACACGCTATTAAAATGGGCTATGCTAAAAACTTGGAACTTCGTTACAACTCAAATGGAGTTGAATGGAGACCTGACCTATTTGACTTATGGAAAGAATTTAAACTTGTACGTTTTCATTATTCGATAGACAGTATAAAAGAAATGAATGACTATATTCGCTATCCCAGTAACTGGACACGTCAAGAAGAAGTCTTTCATATTCTTGACAACGAAACCAGTAACAACGTTGAAATTACAATTGCATGCGCAGTACAAGCATTGAACATATATTACATCCCGGACTTTATACAGTGGAAATTAGAACAAGGATTTAAGAAAATTAATATGTGGCCATTTGGTTCAGGCGGCATCAGTCAGCACTTTGTATACTGGCCGGCTCACTTGAATGTTAAATCGTTGCCTACATGGTTCAAACAAGAATGCAGAGAAAAGTATGAAGCATGGTATCCGTGGTGGGAAGCCAATTGGGAATTAGGTGTACCGAGTTGGCATAAAGGCAAAGTTGATTATGAGCAATGGCGCACTGCTGAATATGGAATTAAACGATTAAACGGAATGTTAAGTTTCATGGAAAGTGAAGATTGGAGCCAACGACTTCCAGAAATGCAGGAGTTTTTAAAACTCTGCGACAATCAACGTGGTAACAAGTTTTCAGAAACGTTTCCAGAGATGAAAAATATTTTTAAATGAGCGCAGATCCAGTAGATAAGAGCAAACTTGAAAATGTAATATGTCCAGCAGTGTGGGATCATTTATGTGTAAACACAATGGGAAAGAATCGGCTATGTTGTAATGCAGTTACCCAACCCGGGGATAAATTTATCGGCGGCTTTGACAAACACTGGAATGAGTTCAGGGACGGGGTTAAATCTGAGATGCTGTTAGGCAATCGTCCCGAAGTATGTAACAGTTGCTGGAAAAAAGAAGATGCTGGCATAACCAGTCTGCGACAGGACTTTGTGTCTCGATACAAAAATAGTAAGCGGTGGTCCAACTTTGTAGATAGACTAGATGTCACTCTTCCTGATCCAACTACACTCGATCTTAAGTTGGGTAACTATTGTAATTTAAGTTGCAGAATGTGCAGTGGTTACAGCAGCAGCGGCGTAGCAGGAGAACATAAGAAAATATTAGCCGATACCGGAGTTGACATAGGAGTCAATGAATATGAAAAAGAGTTTGTCCAAGACAAATGGTATATTAAAGACGAATTTGTAGACCGCATTAAAGAAATGATCAACAACGGATTACGACATTTAAAATTTACTGGCGGCGAGCCAATGATGGTACCTAGTGTGTTGAAGCTTATTGATTATTGTATTGATAGCGGCCATGCTAAAGATATAGATTTAATTTTAATTACAAATGTCACATTAATCGATGATAAATGGATTAAAAAATTTAGTCACTTTAGATTTGTAAATATCATTTGCAGCATTGACGGAGTAGGTAATACGTTCGAGTATATCAGGCATCCGGCAGTATGGACAGACGTGCATAGTAAACTTAAGAATCTATCTAAACAAAGTGGTGATACTTTTAGTATTAGTATTACTTTTACCCTTCAGCTCTACAACTTGTTAGAAGTTGGAAATATGATAGAGTTAAGTAACGAATTAGAATGTGGTATAAGTGTTATTGTACTAGATACCCCGGCATATTTAGATGTCCGAAACGCACCCCGCCAATTAAAGTTGGCATCGTTAGACCAGATTGATAAGCTTGTTGACCTACCAAGTACTCATAAAAGTTTTGTTAACAATATCAAGAATGCGATTAACCGGCCTACCAACAACGACACAACTAAACAATTTGTCAAACTGTCTAGACTAAAAGACACTTACAAAAATCAAGATATAGAATCATTAGAGATATGGAACTATTATAAATGAAATGCTTTGCAACAACTAATAGTGTAATGATTGGCCCTACAGGGTATGTAAGTCCGTGTTGTAAATACAAGGGAGACTTTGGCCACATCGAAGATTACCACAGTATTGCCCAAATTCTCGACAGCGATCATTATACTAATTTACGTCTAGCGCATGCTGCTGATGATTTTACTGAAGGTTGTGTAAGATGTAAACATGCCGAAGACAGAGGGTATCGCAGCCGCAGACTTAGATATGATACTAGATTTACATCAAATGATTTTTTATTAGATATAAGCCCTGGACTATTCTGTAATCTCAAATGTCGTATGTGTAGTGCTAGCAGCAGCACAAGCTGGTTTTCTGATTCAGACGCATTGGTAAAAATGGGAATTACAGAAGTGCCACTGAGTAAGACACTTAACGTGTATAACATGCCAGACTCAGACGTGGATAAAATTATATCCTTTTTGGAAGACAACGACTATGAAATTGCTATAGAATTCAAAGGCGGCGAGCCACTAATGAATCCTGCAACCCGAAACTTGTTTGAGCGCATGGCTGCGAGTACATTTAGTAATAGAATAAACGTAGACCTTATTACAAATGGTACATACAATGCAGATTGGCTGGGAGAAATTGCTTGTAAATTTAAAAAATTTCACATAAACGTAAGTGCTGACGGAATAGACGACGTATATGAATACATTAGGGGCGACAAAAAACATACTTGGAAACGGTTCTTAGAGGTATTTGAATCTTATAAGAAAATTCCAGGAATATCGTTATCTTTTAACTATGTGGTTCAGAATACCAACGTACATCAAATCGCAGAATTTGCCAATGCAGTCGCACCATATGGTGTTAATTGGATAATGCTAAACAATCCGTATCAATTAGCAACCACTGTCATACCATTAGGCGCAAGAGCAGATATTATACAAAAAGTAAAACCGGTGCTTAAAATGTTGTGCGCTGGGTCGCCTCAATATAATACTATAGAAAACATATTGACTGAATTAGATGATGGTATAGAATTAGATGAAGCTCTTTATATCCGGTTTATTAAATATTCAGCAGCATTGGATAAACTTCGCAATCAAAATTTACTAAAAGTGGCTCCACACTTGATTACATCAGAAGGTAAAAAATTGTATGACAACCTCTAAAACATTCTGCGCATTGCCATGGATGCACCTTGCCACAAACGCAAGTGGTAATTTTCGTGTGTGCTGCAACAGTACACCTGGTAAAAACGTGATCGTTAATGCAGATGGCAATACAGCTAAATTATATCGTGATGATATCAATGAGGTATGGAACAGTGAAACATATAAGACGATTCGTAAACAAATGTTAACGGGC